GGGCGCCTCCGTTTGTGATAATTAATGTCAACGAACCTGCCGCACCTGACGCTGGAGGATTTAGGAATGCTGCCGTAAAGTTACCACCCGCAGTGAAGGTTTGAACATTTCCGTTCTCAATATTTATAGCGTATGGGGAATTACTAATTGTTCCAATTGCATTTATCTTTTCTGAGTAATCATTTAGTTTTGCTTTGTGTACTGGAACATCGTTGAATTCACAAGTTCCACCTGCACTGAGTCCTCCACTAAATGATGATGTTACACCAGCACCCACGATAAAGTCATTAGTACTATAGTCAAATTTCAGTCTAGGACTTCCGCTTATTCCATTGGGGTGATTGAAAAGAATTTCTTTGTCTGCACCAGCGACTGGTCCTGTTGCACCTACCGCTCCTGTGGCTCCTACCGCAACTGCGACTGCTTCCCAAAGACCGCTTGTAGAATTATACTGAAGAACATCTCCGTTACTTGCGGCCGAAACACCATCATCAATATCAACAAGTTCCCAAAGGTTCAAGTCATCAACACTAATTCGAATGAAACTTTTTTCTGTGTTTGTGTCAAGTCGAATGTTCGAACCAGAAACAAAAGTCATTACTTGGGCTTCACCTAATACTCCATTATTAAGTGTGGCAGTAAGAGAACCCTTAATTGTTTGTGAACGAGTTCCTTTACGTTCATACCCTGCTCTACCAATTGCAGGATTATCATCCAACTCTGCTTTTGAGATTTTCGACTGAGTATCAGTGGAACCTCTTGTCTTGAATACACCACCCTGAATTGATGTAGGTCGTGATTTTGTCTTCAACTTGTCATCTGCAACATAGTTTACAATTTGGAAATTGACAGGTGCAGTTACAATTTGTTGTGGTCTATCTGTAGATGCATTGATTCCAGTGATTGTAGTTTGTGAAGCAAGTGCGTTTTGTCTACCAATTACCACTCGGCTTTTCGCAACAACGAAGTAATTATCAAGTCTTCCTTGACCATCAAATTTCTTCTGAATAATTACATCTTTGTTGTCTGTGAATGTAGCGAAAGCACTGTACGTTCTTTCAATGGAATTTGTAGGAAGTGCTTTGAAGTTTATTTCGCCATTAAACTCTGGACAGTTCGACCTATCCCCAAAAGAGTTTCTAGAAACAACTCTACCTTGCCTATCAAGATTATTACAATAGCCAGTTGGACAGTGATAGTATCTTTCTGTCACGGAACTGTATGAACACACTCCTCTTGGGTCTGCTGGTACACAATCTCCGTTACAACAGACCTCCCCTGTTCTGCAACACTTCGCCGTTCCATTTTCTTCTACACAAAATTCTTTACCAGCACCACAAGGAGAGACTGGTAGATTTTTCTGAGTTCTCTTTCTTTTTCTTCCTGTTTCCCTAGAGAAGACTCCTCCCGCGGCACCACTACCATCTCCACCATATCTACCACTTTTCCCACCACCGCCAGGAAGACCACCATCTTCTTTGGGTATATAAGCATTATTAAATGCGGCGCCGAATCCCTGAGTCTGTACACATCCAGTCTGAGACCCGCCTCCACTACAACAATACGATTGACAAGACTGGCCTTGGCCTGGGCAAGCACTCATATTGCTTCCGCACGTTTTCCCCGGCGGACAACTACCAATGCATTTGACTATACCATTACTGGAACCATCTCCAGCACACACACAAAGCCAGCCTGGGTCTGGGTCTGGTGGGTCTGGACAAGTCGGACAACAACCTTCAGGTCTTCCGCAACTTCCTGGCTGACAATCCGTACCATCACCCTTGTATGTGTACCGACTACCAAGAGCATCGCACGCCTCTTCCGTTCGTATAACACAAGGTCCAGGCGTAATATCGAACTCGCCATCAGGACAGAAGCAACACGCTCCAGTCGTTTCGGGTGGTTCTGGTTCACAATCATTGACTTCGAAACATTGGAATCCGTTGTCAGTTCCAAGAGGCTGACTCTTCACGCCTTGCCAAGTCCCAATACCACTACACATTATCTGCGAATAATTTTCGAAACAATCATATGTGTTATTACTATATTGGACACAACACACACTATAAAGTGTACAACCTGCATCTATACAAGATACTCCATACCCTTGCCATTTTCCTGCTATGTCTCCGTCGCAAGTTGCTTTACTTGTTTGTTCGCAGTTTCGATAATCACTGTAGCAACAAGCACCGATATCAGGAGGTGTACCATTACAATCTCCAGGCTCATTACAAAGTACAGGAGCATTACCACAAGTAGTACCCGTAGTGCAAGTTCCTTCGATTAGTTCGCAACATACATCATCACCTTTGTTGTGGATGTCACAAGTTCCATCTGTACCAACTTGCCTACAACCATCACAACAGCAACAATAGAATTCTGGAACTTCGCAAATGTCAGCGACTCCATCATTGTCATTATCGTTGCAGTTGGTATCAGCACCCATAAAGGTTCCGTTTAGAGCGCCACCATCAGAGGCTTCACAGAATGGTTGATATGTGGTCTGACAAGAACCATCAGGTTTGCAACAAGCACCGAAAGGGGCGCACTGCGAAAGATATGCGAGAGGTCCTTCACAAACACCACTTCCATAGGCGCTATGAGTACAGGGAGTGAAGTCTCCAACTACGGTGTCATCGCATTCACTTTTAGTTGTTTCGGTGCAAAGGAATTCGCCTTGCTGAGTCTCAAGACAACAAGTTCCCAATATACAGTTGCAGTGGTCATCGCAGTTAGTGTTCTTTCCCTTCCATAACAGTGTATATGGAGCCAAATCATTTTGTATTTCACACTCTGGTTTCGTTAGCGGCGTACAAACGGATTCAGTATATGGGTCAAATCCATCAACCTGACAACACGCACCAATTGCGTCTTCACATACACCTATGTTGTCATCAGGTTCGAAGTTTGGGTCGTTACAATCTTGCCAAGTTTCACATTGTCCATAGACATCATTTCCACTCGCATTGTTAGTGCATCCTGATGGGGGAGGACACATATTGTCACTTGGACATTCTATTTCTTTCTTCCAAGTACCAACACATTCATTTTCAATTACATATGTACAACTTAAATCAGCGGCACAACATCTTCCAAATGCTGGTGGTTCAGGACAATCGGCAGGAACTTGGCAAGTTGCTTCTGCTGTATTACAACATTCTAATCCCTCTTCACAATTTGCATTGTTGGTACAGGGTTCATCTTTACCACTGAAACAAGTTGCGCCTACACAACTACTGTTTGCACCTTGCCAGACACCCTTCTCTACCCCCTGTTCGCATTGTGATTCTGTTAGGCCATTTCTACATAATTGAGCGTGATAACAACAAGCACCTTCTGGGTCTAAATCGCGGTCGCAACCATCCCACTGGCTACAGGCCGCGTCACAACCACTTCCCTCGGCACATATAAAGATAGATGTAGTTTGGCAGTAGTTGTAGTTTTCACCGCATCCTACTGGGCTGGCTATATCCTCATTCTTTTCACACCAACACGGAGTGAAATCCGCAGGGCAGGTGAAGTTCCCGCAGTTGATTCCACCGGCTTGCCAAATTGAATCACCAATATCAACACATCCATTAAGTGTGCAAGTTTCAACACCGTCTAGGCAACAAGTTTGTCCGGCCCCACCCGAATGCGTTTCGGGAACGGGTCCGTCTTTTACTACACCCACCCCATCCGTGCGGTTACAATAATCACACTGATAATGGTTGTCGAACTGGAAGTTCGAACAGGTCGAAAAGTTACAACAGGTAAATCCGTCTGGACAACATTGTTCATCGTCGTCGAGAAGACCATTTTCGCAACACGAAGGACAGGAATAATCATTATTACCATTCCAACAACCCTTTGCATTGGTGAAGTAGGAATTGCAACACTCACCACCAGAAGCCTCACAGCAACCGTGACTATTGTCCACACAGTCTCCACCACAACCTTCTACATAGGTAGGTTCTTGACTGGAGCAGGCAGTCTTATTGTCCCAGACTTGACACTTCGGAACACATTGATTATTACAACATTCGTGTGTTTCAAAATCACAACAAGATGTTTCAAGTCCACAACAATCCTGTCCGTCTGGACAAGGACATCCACCATTACAAATACTTCCATCTGGGATTGTGGTGCAACCCCAGTTATCCTGACAACCATATAGATTCTGACAGGTTTGTACACACGCTCCGTTGTATAATGTTTCGCCTTCATCACAACATCGCGGAACGACAAGTTCTAGACATTCTCTGTTACAGGTTAAACCACATTCTTCGTAAGGACCACAGCACTCATCACCGCACTGACAACCACCACCTTCTTCGGGCGGACAAGGTGGAACGCACTGTCCGTTGTCTTTACAACAACCATCACAGCACCCGCAGTTCACTGTGCAGTTTTCGCCTGGGTCACAGCAGTAACTTGCGTCATATGCACAACAGGACTGGTCACCTTCACAACAGTTTATACCATTGTCGCAGGAGGTTTCACCTTCACAGCACTGTGGACATTGTTCGTCGCTACAAGCAGATATTGTGCCGCACACTTCACCGCTGATTGACGAGATACATTCTGCATCTGATTGACATCCAGTGATTGGACAACAAGTTTCACCATCCAGACAAGGAGGACCATCATTGCAACATTCTTTTCCGTCTGGGTTGGGAACACAAGTATTGCCGCAACATTTTTCACCTGCTTCACACGCACGTTCACCACAACATCCTTCTCCGTTACCAGATGAAGAACAAGCGGCATTGATTCCTTCTCCACAACAAAGTGGTGTATCTCCCGAACAACATTCTCCGTTGCAACATCCACCGTTTGGACAACAACCATCTGAACCACAGCAAGTAAATCCGTCTGGACAGCAAGTACCCTGACAATCAGGACAACCGCCGCCTGGACACGCACCAACACAAGAACCATTACAACAAACATTTGGTTCTTCGCAACAAGGTCCTCCACCACAACCATCACAACAAGGGAAAGGGAAAGGCGCACAGGGAGGACAACCTCTACCACAGGCTGCATTTGGGCAAGGTTCTATACATTGACCACCACAACAAACTCTAGTACCACCGTCAATTATATTTCCCTGAGCATCTATCTGACAATCTTGGTCACTTCCGCAAGTATCTAAAAGACAATCATCAACATCACTACAGGGGAAATTGTCACCATAGTAACTACCATTGTAGAATGCACATTGACTGTTTGTTACTTCAAGACAGAAACCATTAATACAACAAGCACCGAGTGGTTGTGTTTCGCAGGGATTTTCAAAGTCACAACTTCCGTCTGTGCCAGGAGGTCCTGGAGGTCCTTGTGGTCCTCTACAACCATCCGTACCAGATACACCCTGAATGCCAGGTTCGCCAACTACTACAAGAGGTGAACCAACACAGTCTGTGTTTCTATCTGAGTCATCTGTAAATTCAGGGAAGAACTTTTGAGTAGTCTCTAAAAAGTCTTCACTTAGTTCTGCGTCTTCAAGTTCTCGCAATGCATCGGTGAGTGCAGGTGTAGCAAATATTTTCTTAATTACTGTTCCGATGATTGGGTCAGTAAGAGCATCGTTTGTAAGTCTCTGACTGGCAGCATATTTCTCTACAAGTTTTCTTGCTTGACAATAATTTAAATCATCTTCGTCGATAAGTTTTTTGAGACAATCGATGAGACTAGGAAGGAAACAAGTAATTACTTCAGTTGCAAGTTGACCCTTACATACCCATTCTGCCAAACCAACTACACCAGAGGTAGATGCAATTGAACCGCAGATAGTTCCTTCGGTACAGTTTCCCCAGAAGTCATTTAATATTCTATCGAGGCAGTTATCTCCTGCACCCATCAGACTTCTGAATATGAAAGAGAACTTTTCTTTGTTCTCTCCTGTGATTGACTTCAACGCACTTGTGTACGAACCCGCAGTAGATAATCGCTGAAAGAAGTTGTCGATGAATTCTACTTTTGAACCCGACAATTTATCAGTGTGTAGTTCTAGTGCGTCCAACCAATATACTAACAACTCTAGTTGATAAGCAATCTCAACTCTTTGTTGTTGGATGAGAAGAGGACACTGACTAAGTGGACAGGTAGGACAATCTCCACCCTGTTCGGCTGGAGTTGAAAGTTCGTACCCTCGAATAATTCTAAGTTCTTTTCGAACTGCCGCTCTACATTGGTCAATCTTGTCGCTGAGAGGGTTGTCCAATCCCTTACCAGTCATAACCGTATGAATAGCACTTCTCTGTTCGTTGGTCAGAGAGTCAAACGGAATTTCTATGGTATCTGGTAAGTTTAATATTGGCATTACAAACTATCCTAGTTTAGAACAAGTCCCCAATTTCTGGTATATCAGCAACGTCTGTAAATTTGGGTATATCAATATTTGGCATTTGACTGTTGATGTTTGGACTTGGGTCTGGAATCTGATTGATTAGACTATCTGCACTCGCCGCACCTTCGGTAACCTTTGCACACAAATCGTCTAATGGGTTTGAAATATTTAGTTGATTTAATACGTCATCGGCTAAGGCTTTCGCTTCATTTTTGAAATCTATGCTGGAAAGTTTATCTGCAACTTGGTCAGGAATACCAGGCAAGTCTTGTAGTCCAGTGAATTCAGGAACTCCAGTAAACATTGCTTTGGGGTCTAACTTTTCTGGTATCTGGGGAATACCAGTCGCGTTCAAAACATCTTCGATGTTGGGAAGACTAGGTAGACTTGCCAAACTCATAGCACCATCGACATCTTTCAATAAGTTTTTGTCACATAGAGGGTGTCCTCCACCTTGTGCGCCTGTAAGTAGATTTGCACCTGCACCAATATCAATAAGAGAGTCCGCAGACGGAATGTCTGGGACATCAAATTTTGGTGTGATATCTCTAGGTAGATTACTATATCCCGATTCAAAAACCATTTACTTCTCCTTATCCGAAGCCTGGGTGGTTGAGGTGAATGTCTGGTCCTGCGTTAATGTAAGTGTTCTTTCCAGACTGCGTTCGGAGTTGTCCGTCAACTCTGAGGTTGTAGTCTCCTGAAACGTAATGTTCAAAGTCACCATTAACGTGAGTATAGAAACTTCCGTCTGCAAGTTCTACATTCATATCACCCTTACCAATTTTAGTATTAATTTCGCCTTCGTTTACTTCGATATTTAGATTTGCTTTGTTGCCAACGTGAATGTCTAGGTGGTTACCATCTTCTTTGTCTGCGTTTACAAAAATCTTACACGCTTTGTCGAGTGTAATATTTGTCCATCCATCAATATGAATACACTCGTTCTTTAGAATTACGGTGTAGTCACTTCTTACTACCTTGAGAACTCTATCTCCGTTCGGATGAATCTCTTCAAAGGTGCCTGTTCTGTGGTAGCGGTGTAGTCTTTCTCTGTTTGGTGTGTCATCAATTTCGAATGTGTGTCCAGATTCACTTTCATAAACGTGGTTGTGTGGATACTTCACATCATAAGCAGTCTTTGGTTCCGTCCACTTTCCTGCCTCCGACACAGAAGCAGTTGATTGTTTTTCAATACCAGCCTTTACGGATTCCGCAGTAATGTCGGCGGTGGGAACATCCTTGTCCACATTATCTTTCTTTAACTGGATAATGGTGTCATCAATATTTTCGTTTCTTGCCAATCTGTTTGTATCTGATTCTTCTACACACCAACCCTTTGGATAATTTTCACCCATACTGTTGTTGACAACAATTGCACCACGACCATCTTTGTAATAGATTTGTTTCTTCTGACCCTTACCCAACATATTTCCTCTTGGGTCACTCTTTTTCTTTTCATCATCTCTTGGGTCATTGAATCCAGTTTCATTGTCGGGTGTTGCTTCTGGTATACCGCCAATTGAACCCATCACTACTGGTTCTTGTGCGTTTTCGCCGTCACGGAAGAATCCAACAACCCAACTGCCTGGAACTAACCCAGTGGGAGAATGTCCCATACCACTAATTGCGGCACTGGTGATTGGTTGGATTGGATACGCCCAAGGTAAGTCTTCAGTTTTGATTAAAGATTTATCATCGGTGTGCCATCCCAAACAACGAACACGACACCTACCAAGCATCATTGGGTCATCGACATCCTCAACAACGCCTTGCCACCAAACAAACCCATCTTTACCCATAAAATTTTGCATAATTTAGAATCCCATTTTTTTCAACTGTGCGATTGTACTTGATGTACTTGTGTGATGAATAGCAATACCACCTGCGGCTTTCCATTCTTTACAATTTTTTGGGTGGTCATCAATTAATATTGAAGGTTGACCTCTCTCATCGATTGCAAATTTCTTCTTGTCTTTTCTTGCCACGATATTGATATCCTTCTTTGACAAAGAAGTATTTCTGCTCAACCATTGGTGTTTGTCTTTAGTTGCATTTGGCATCCACTCGGTTGGAGCGGCAGACAAAATTCGTGGGTTGTATTCAGAGATAAATTTCCAAAGTCTCTTCCCATCTGGCATCCACTCCAAATCTCGATAGAGATGTGGGTGGTCTTTTGTTAGTTCTTGTTTCTTGTCTCCAGATTCTGGACGATTCCAATATTCTTTATCAGTGTATGATTTACCAAGTGCTTTTTCTGCACCCTTCAAGAAGTTACAGAGTACTTGGTCCATATCACAATAAATTGTTGGGAATGTCACTCCTCCTTTTTGAGAAGCCATCATATCTTCTTTAACTTGAGTTGCACTTGCCTGGAAGATTCCCTTGTTGGAGTACGCACCCTTTCCAAAGTTCTTTGGAGCGTTGTCAATAATCCATTGGTATGCTTGGTCTTTTAGTCCTGCATCGGTTGTCATCTTTTTCCCAGGCAACTTCAGAGTAAGATACTTGAAGTCTTTGATTACCACTCTACCAGTTTGGTCGGGACCTCCATCGATGTCCATCCCATTTGCGTCTTTGTAGAATACAGTGTGCTTCGCACCACCTAGAATAATGTGGACTGCTCCATCAATTTCGTTTGGTGTGCCACTTCGAATCATAGAGAACATATTGTTTGATGCACCAGAGTGAGTGTCAAGCATAATATCATCTCTTACTACTCTATCTCTCTTCGAGTTTTGTTTTACTGCAATGGAGTAGTTGGTGAGAACCCAAACAATATGAATTCCTTTTGGTTCGTATCCAACTTCTTTCAATACTGGGAGAAGATTGTAGATATCACTCTTATCTTTAAATGTAATATCAAAGATAATATTCGGAAGGATTCCTTTTCGTGCATCTGTTAAGAGTAATTCAAGAGTCTTGTCTTTGATTCCCCTGTCTTTCACCCACATATGAAGAGTTGTAACATCATCGGGAACACGCAAATCAAGAGCCTTGAGTTCTGGATACTTGTTCCTCATATTTGCAATTCGAAGGAACGCCTTTTTCCACTCGTCAACGTCACGGTTCTTAAACTTGTTGCCCTGCATAAAGTGATTTTTTGCGTAACCTTTGCCACTGCCTGCACCACCAACCAAGAAAACAATCTGACCATAGTTTGCACCATTGGCAATGACGATTTCTTTTTCGTTAAGAAGGTGAAGACCCTCTGTTAATTCTTCGTGTTGAGAAAAGTTTAGCATTTATTTTCCTACTCTACAGTGTTTGCTTTGTTTTTGTCAATGGAACCAACGAAGTCTGAGGACGAAGGATACGCTTCATTTTGGTTATCCTTACTCAGTTCCATACTCATAACATAACCATCAGGTGTAACTTTATGTTCTATGGATGTTACAAGATAGTTACCACAAAGGTATTTATCAAGATTTTCATCTTCCTTGGAACCTGGCTGCAAAGGTGTCAATCGGAGATTTACTACATCTCCACATTTTCTTCTTGAATCACCAGAGACTTCAACATTGATAATCATCCCACCCACTTGTCTCATCAAGGACTTTCTTTTTAGTAGCCACTCTGAGTACTTTTCATTTTGTTCTACGGTGTCACCACCGTGTAATTCATTTTCTTGATTTAGATTTTTGTGAATAGGACAAAAGTTCCAAAAGGTATCTGGTTTATCACTAAATTCATCGAGAGATTCTGCAATTGGGTATGATTCTTTGTCTGGTTGTGGAACGTGCTTTGTCTTTTTGAAACTGTCTTTCATCGAATACTCTTTGTATTCGTACTTCTTACGAACAATGTCGTGCGTGAGAATTTTTGAAGCATACATCCCTTGAATGTTTTCGGATAGTCTATCCCCTGGCTCATCTATGATTAGTCTTTGAATGTTTCTTGATTCGAAGCCAGGGTCGCGGAACCATCCAGGTCTCTCTCTATACTTTCTTGGAGTATAGTAGTATGCCATCTTTGGGTCTTTTTCTTCGAACAACTTTTCAATAGTACTGAAATGAAATCCTTCTCTGTTTTGATAAAAGATAAAGTGACAAGCCTCTGGGTTTTCTTCACCTTGACTTCTATCTGCTAACCAATTGATTGCGTCGAATGGGTGCCAGTTTGGAATGATGAATTTTCTTTTTTCGCTGTCAGTTTTGACATCAATGTTCAATTTGTGTTGGTCACTACTGCCACTATCTTCTAAATGTTCTGTAAAAATTTCACTAACCATTTCATCTATTTTTTTATAGAATGATTTACTGACTCTGGTGTGTATGTTTTTGAATTGTTCAGAGGAAACCCCCCGAACAGTTATCATTTGTTGTTTGCCTGTGTCTGATATATTCCTAGTAACAACTGCGTAGATGTCAAATTCAAGTACAACATCTTTTTCGCCAGGAATCGCCCAAGTTATAGTTAACTTTTCTTGTTGACCAATAATGGGAAGGTGTCGAACAATGTTATTTGTATCTTGAAAAGACAAAGAACAGGACATAGTGTTTGACAATAAGTCCTCATACATTTTCATATTAGTAAATATTCTAGAAACATCCACCTTACCACCAGACGGAGATACAATTTCTATTGACTTTAATTTATAGTCGTTATCACCCGCGTAACCGTCTGGTGCGGTTTGAATTGGGTTTTCTTTATCCCATAAATTTACTGCTTCTTTTTGGTCAATATCACTCATCTAGAAATCACCCTGTTCAAGTCATCTACCACGCCCGTTAGATACTCGCGCCTAAGTATCTTTATGGTTCGCAATTGCTCGTTTAAATTTCGATGGTATTCACGATTTGTCACAACCGAGTGTGTGGTTGTGTTTGCGTCTAAACTATTAACATAAGAATATAGAATTGTACTTCCAAATGTCACACCGTCAGTTGTGCCATTACCAAATCCAGCACCAGTAACACCAAGATTTACTTGTTTGCCAGAACTAGGAGGACTTGCAAGTGGGTCTAAATCTTCATAGAGATAGTCGGTATCTGCATTCTCAAAGTGATGAAGAGACTCGCCATTAATATCAACTATTCTTGTTATAGTCCCCGTTTGTTCTGAGTCTGTACCGACAACCACATCCGAAACTAAGAATTTTCCTTTTGTGTTATAGAGAGTTAACTTTCTATATGTTGGGTCATATGACTTTACCAGTCCTCGTACTGTTTTGTCACCACTCTTGTATACCTCTTCGTCTGGTTTGAAATATGCACCGCTTTCATTTCCAATGTAATATGCTTTGCCTTCATATTTCTTATCGACATAATCGTTGAGCGAATTTTCGCCCATTGGCCATTGAAAGTAGGGGTCGATGATTTCATTCATCAGGAGTATTACCCAGTGTAGATTACTTGTACCGAAAAATTTATCCGATACTATCTCTGGTGTTTCTCCGTCCTCTATGGTATACTCAGAAAAGAGAGAAGTCTGGTCAGTGATGTCTCCTCGAAACACAACTCTTTTCAATACATCAATGGCAACTTTTCGATTACCATCTTTGTTTATGTCGTAACGAACGAGTGGAAAGTTTTTAAAGAATGACATAGATTATTCTCCTCCGTCCAATCTCTTCAGACTGTTTCTCGACTGGAGTGAAAGTTCAGTAAACTCAAGAGTTAACTTCAGGTGAGTTGGTGCGCCTGTATCTTTGAACGCTGACCACATATTTGCATTTGTATAGTTGACTGACATATTCTCTAAAGCACATCTGTCAATTTTTCCGATGTATTGATTCTCTGCACCATTTGATACAAAGTAAATTTGAAACTCGGAAGGATAGTTATAGAGTGCATTGTCTCCGTCATACAATTCTGGAGATGCGTGATATTTGAAGAGTTGGATTATTTGTTGAGCCGCATTTGATTCTTCTACACTTCTTGGAGCAAGGTCAAATTCAAAAGAATATTTTCTCATATTTGGTTCATTGAACATTGATTCTTTTCTTGGGTTAGCGACTCTTGCAACTTGGTGTTGCATAAATTTGTCTGCGTTTTCCATCAAGGCACCACCCACAGCACCCACACCAGATTGGACTGCTTTCTCTGCTCCCTCTAGCAAATTTCCTGCCGCTATTTCACCAGCAACTGTTCTTTGGAAAGATACAGTTTCCCAGTTCCATCCATCTGACATATTGACTGACTGAGGGAAAGGTAGCCAAATTACATCACTGTTTACTTTTTGAGATTTTTGATATGAGGTTTCTGTGAATACTGCTTCCGCTGCCGCTTTAGCATTGTCCCCTACCGTTTTTGCCACGCCTGCTTGGTTTGCCGCATTGTCTCCGACATTACTGTAGTTTGGTTTTTGTCCACGGGAGTTATCTAATCTACTTAACAAACTATCTTCGCCTGGAGCAGACGCCATTTCATTGTCTTCTGCTGGCATAGATTTACTACTACCTCCGAGACTCGCAGACGAGTTGGAGTAGATTCGAAAATAAAGATAGTGATGGTGTTCTGGTGAATCTACCAAGTCAATTGGGAATTTGACGTTATTTGTTGCCATTAAAGTCTCCTGCTGGATTTCTACTACATATTATATATGCCATACAAAGGAAAATTCAAACCGAAAAACCCACAGAAGTACATCGGCGACCCAACTAATATTATTTATCGTTCGTTGTGGGAGCGTCGATTTATGGTGTTCTGTGACCAGAAAGACGCTATTATCGAATGGGGTTCCGAAGAACTATTTATACCATACAGGTCACCAATCGACAACAGATACCATCGCTACTTTGTTGATTTTATCATAAAATGTAAGAATAAGCAAGGGTTTACCGAAACACGGCTAATCGAAATCAAACCAAAAAAACAATGCAGTCCTCCAGAGAGACCAGAGAGAAGAACAAAGAGGTACATCAACGAGGTAAAGACTTGGGGAATCAATAGTGCAAAGTGGAAAGCAGCCAAAGAGTTTGCCGAGAATAGAGGATGGAAGTTTCAAATACTAACAGAGAAGGAACTATTCACAGGTGGCTAAACAAATAACAACTCGTTCAAGTGTTTTCGAGTCCTTTCATAAATTAAGAAAGGACGCCAATGTAGGTAAAGATAACTGGAATTGGTTCAGGAACACCATCAACCAGAACATCAAAGCATCAGAACGAAATCAAATAAGAGATATGGTGGCTTCTGACCCAGTTCGCAAAAGGTCTAGATTGTTTGTTGGTCAGTTGTATTGCTTCTTCTATAATCAGCCAGAATATCGCACATCTCTTCCTTTCTATGATACATTTCCACTTGTCTTGATGTTGAGTCGAGAGAAGGATACATTCTTCGGTATAAATTTCCACTACATCCCACCCAAAAGAAGACTACAAATGTTCTTGCTACTACAAAAGTATAGGCAAGGAAATAGAATTCTTCTTCCATATGGTACTATGAAAAGAGTGGCTAAGTGGAAGATTTTCAAATCCTGTTTTCGCCGATATAAAACTTCATTAATTACAGGAAATCTTATAAATATACCAGCAGACGATTGGCCGATTGCTATCAATCTCCCCGTAGAGAGATTTAAGAAGAGCAGTAAATCAGCAATCTGGGACAATACATTAAGGGAAGAAAGAAATTAATGGCACAAGCACCAAAACTACCGAATAGTCTACAGACCTTTACTGGACAGTATAAAGGTATTGTCCGTAACCATACTTACGAGATTATTATTGCAGGTCCTGGTTTTGAAGCCGCAAACGCAAATATCGGAATGGATGCAAGAAACTTAACTATCCTCTGTGAGAATGCATCTTTCCCTGGCTCAGCAGTAGGAACTCAACCTAATAGAATATATGGACCTGTACGAGAACTTGCTTACGAGAAAATCTTTTCGGGAGACTTGTCGTTGACATTCCGAATGGACAAAGAAATGCGAGTGAGAGAATTGGTTAATGCCTGGCATAAAGTTATACACGACCCCCAGACTGGTGACTTTGGATACTATGATAATTATCGTGCAGAAATTCAAGTATACCAATACCCTCTAGAGGGTGGTACAGAAAACGGTCCTATCTACGGAGTTAGATGTACAGATGCTTATCCCAAGAGCATCTCGCCCATCGAAGTTGGGTATGACCAAATGAATACATATATGAAGCAAACCGTAGACTTTGCGTACAGGACTTGGGAAGAAATCGTATTATAATCATTATATCATAGGAGATAAATTATGGCTTTACCAAAAATCAATACCCCGTTTTATGAGTTGACACTCCCCTCCACTGGTGAGACTGTTAAGTATCGTCCCTTCTTAGTCAAGGAAGAGAAACTTCTTCTTCTGGCTATGGAAAGTGGAAAACAAAAAGAAATTTCAAATGTTCTTCGTCAGATTATTACCAACTGCACAGATGGTGCAGTAGAGGTAAACAAACTGCCAATTTTTGATGTTGAATATCTTTTCCTACAACTCAGAATTAAATCTGTAGAAGATGTAGCAAAGATAAGTCTAGAGTGTGGTGAATGTGGCGAAGCAACAACCATCAATGTTGACCTCAAAAAAGTAAAGGTCAAGTTCCCAGAAAAGAAGGTAGACTTTAAGGTTCAACTTACAAGTGATGTTGGTTGCACTCTCGCATACCCCACTCTCGATATGATAAAAGATAACGAAGAAGGTATGGAAAGTGCGGCACAGTTGTTTGAGTTGATTTGTAATTGTATCGAGACAATTTATGATGAAGACCAAGTATACAAGGACTTCACCAAGAAGGAAGTAAACGAATTCATAGAAAATTTACCCCAAGAGCATTTCAAGAAAATCTCAGCATTCTTTGAGAATATGCCGAAACTCGAACACGAAGTTAAATACACCTGTCCACACTGTGGTGCAAAAAACACATTTGTTCTGAGTGGTCTACAGAATTTTTTCGAATCGGCCTCTCTCACAACAACCTGATTAATATGATTAAGACAAACTTCGCAATGATACAACATCATCAATGGAGTTTGACAGAGATTGAAGAGATGATGCCTTGGGAAAGAGACGTATATGTGACTCTTCTGAATGAACACATTCAAGAAGAGAATGAAAGAATTCAGAAGGAACAGTCACAAATAAACCGAACAAGAAGGTAAAATGGCAGCAGACAGAAAACAACTTGAAGACCTAACAAAAGAACTCAAAAAGAATAACGACAACCTTAGCGGTGTCGATAAGGCTTTTAGTTCCTTTAGTGATGACTTTAAGGCGTACACTGCGTCTGCGGCAAACGTCACAGATGGTTTAGCAAACTTCTTAGATATGAGAGAGGACTCTCTCGCAGGATTCGGTAGAGAACTTACTGCATCTTTCCGTGCTACCCAGAAGTGGGCAGACAGAATTAAATTTGATATCTCTACGTTCGCAGATGAAAACATTCGTGATGTAAACGAGGGTATCGAGGCCTTCGAGGATATGCAATCAGAAACGGGCAAGTCATTCGAAAAACGAATGGGTGGCTTGATGGAGAATCTGCGAAAAGCAGACCAAGGTGAAGCAATTGCAATTCTTCAGAACATCCACGCGATGCGTGAGGAAGCACATAAATCTCTTTCTGAGGAGGAAGCAGAAAGACTAGACTTTATGGCAAAGACTGCCTCTAGAGGTCTAGAAAGCATATCAAACAACACATCAATACTCAAGGGTGCAATTATGGAAACCCTTCCCTCTCTCGATAAATTCGCAGAGAGTGTGTTGGGTGGTGGTATCCTCGGTAAGTTTGCTGGTACAGTAATTCGAAAGAAGAGACAAGCAAGAGAAGCCCAGGCAACCGCACAGGGTATGTCTGCCGCTGGTGGTCAGCAAGATGCCAAGATGGCAGCACAATCATCCGCACTTGCAAACGCAAGTGAAGGTGGTAAAGAACTTGCACTGCAATTATCACAGCAATCTATTATTGGCGAGTTGAGAGAAATCAATAAGCATAATAGAAAAGTTCTTGGTTTAGAACAAAGTCAATTAGAACAACAGAAAAAACAAACAGAGGGCGCCCTTAGTAGCAAGGAAAACGAAAGCGAAGCACTCGCAGTTGACGAAAGACAACACGACGAAACTGTTGCCGCACTGAAAGCAGGTGGTGGTGGTGGTGAAGACGATGGTGATTGTCCGAAAATCCCTGGCGGATTTATGGATGCAGTGTTGGGAGCATTGTCTGGTAAGTGGATTGCACAAGCCGCAACATTCTTAATGACACCCCTCAAGAAAGTGGTTGGTGCTGTTGCAGGTGGTGTTGGTAAAGCAGTTGGTTTTATTATGCCAAAGAAGTGGAGTGCTGGACTTTCCAAATTCTTCAAGACAACAGATTCAGGAGCAGCCTCATCGATAGGTAAAGCAAGCAAATCAGCAGGATTTATAACCAAACTTACAGACAAGTTTAAGGGCATAATTAAGAGTCTAGTTGATACACTCAAGACTATCTTCAAATCTATTGGTGAGGTTATTAATAATATTGCCAAGAGTGTTGGTAAAGTTATAAAATCAATCGGCAAGGGTATTGCTGATATGATGAAACAACTTGCTAGAGGTATTGGATATTTTGGTAAGAAGAATGTACTACTAGGAGCCGCCGCACTGGGTATCGTTGCAGGTGGTATATTCTTATTCTCCAAAGCAATGGTAGAGTTTACCAAGGTAACTTGGAAGGCGGTAGGAGTTGCCGCAGTATCAATACTTCTCTTGGTAGGTACACTTACGGCACTTGGTGCATTAATGATGTCTGGTATTGGTGCAGTCGCAATTATCGCAGGTGCAGCCGCACTTGTCATAGTTGCAGGTGCTATGTGGGTGCTTGGTAAAGCGATGCAGGAATTTGGAAAAGCGGCTGATGACTTTATGCCTGTATTCGAATTGATAGGTGAAGTATTAGTAAGACTTGCCAAAGTTGCTATGCCAGCATTTATGATTGTAGCACAAGGGTTTTCTGATTTGATGGTTAGTTTTGGTAAGACCGTTCTTGCCGTCGTGACTGGCATCAAAGAAGTTTTCTTAGGATTATTTACTCTCATCCCGAACATCCTTCAATCAGTAGGTGACATAATTTCAACAATTGGTGATGTCATCGTAAATGTCATCACTGCTATTGGTAATGTAATAGGAAATGTACTAGAGGGAGTAGTGAGTACATTTGAGAGATTTGGAGCGGCAGGACTCGCAACTGGTATAGCAGGAACCGCAGTTTCAATTGGTGTACTTTCGGCTGCAATCTTAGCGTTCGCCGCCGCAAGTGCAGGTGGAAAAGTTCTTGGTTCAATCGGTAATGTCATCGGAGGATTCCTCAGTCTCTTTGGTGGTGGTAGTCCTCCAACCGCACTAGAAATAATCGCCGCACTTTCTACGATGGAACCAGGCTCACTGGTGAAAATTCCCAAACTAATTGACGATATATCAGCATCGCTTGCGAGGTTTGGTGGAATCGAAGTAGACACAGACGGAGCGGAAAACGCAATATGGATTATTGCAGAAATAGCGGACGAACTCGGCGATGATGATGTATTGACTGCCCTTTCCAGACTGAGCAGAATAGATATGAGTAAATTTGCCGATGGATTGCTTTCATTGTTTAGTATTACCAAACTAGGTGAACAGGATGTTGGTAATCTATTCTCAATGTTAAACAAAACATTCGACTTCTTGGATATCATTCCAGCGAAACTAGTTGACGAGAAAGCAGAAGCATTCAATAGATTGGCAACTTCTATCGGTAACGTGGCAGACGAAATGATTAAGTTGGATGGTGTGGATATGGACAACGCTGGTTATGCATTGCAACTTGCACAGCAACAGAACATAGAAACCAAAGAAAGGGCGTGGTACGACTTGCCTGGCAAGATGCAAGACGCTTTAGACCTACAGCAACAACAGAGACAACAGGCTGCCACAATCCAGGCTCCGATGCAGATTTCTTCGAACAACTCACAGCATTTCCACGGAAACATCAACGCAAGAAATCCAGATACAAGTCTAAACAATCTATTGTCACGAAGACGATAATAAAAAAAGGGGACTCCCGAAAGAGTCCCCTTTTCTCATCGATTTACGAAAGTGTCAACCTTCGTTTGCCAACTTCTCGAAGTACGAGAGGGCATCGCCGGACTCACCATCCTCTTCAACGACGGGTGCTTCAGCGGCTGATGACGACGAGACATCAGACTTGGGGGGAGAGGCAACTTGTTCAGCACGGACAAAATCATCACCAGTGCTACGAATGTCGTTTCCTACAACCTTGTTCAACTTAGTCTTAAGTTCTTCATAAGACTTGAAGTTGGACGGGTCAGTGAACTCGGTAAGGGCATACTGAGTCTTCCAAAGTTCCTCCAACTTTGAATCGTCACCGTCATAAACGGGAGACGTAGACTCAAACTCAGACTTATCGTAGTTGATAAATCCTGCAACCTTACGAACCTTCAACTTGAAGTTTGCACCTTCCCAGAAATCGAATGGATTTACTGGAGTTTCATCTTCAAACTCAGGG